TGTTCCGTTTTCCGGCTTATGCGCCTTTACCCCCGGCGGGAAATTCCCCGGCGTTGGTTACATATACGGGCATTCCTAACGGTTCGTTCGGGTTGCGTGCTGCAATCTCGGCTTTGATAATCGGATTTGCCACGGTGTCCGGGTTGCTGTTATATGCTACCATGTAGGCAACATCAACGCTAAATCCGAAATACTCCTTAACGGCACACGTCAAATCGGCGGTTGCGTCGCCCATAATCGCCGATTGGTCGCCCACGGCGGTATAATAATGCGAACCAACGGGCAAATCAATGTACGGCAATCGTACAATGTCCCATTCGTGGAAATTCGCACGGGTACGGCGGTACGCTTCACGGTCAACACGGGTTAAAATACCAACGTTTCCATCAGCAACGGCAAACATTGTTCCCATTTTGCCCGCTTCGTCGGTTACGTTGTTGGTATAATGCAATACTTTGTTATCGTATTCCATGCGCTTATTAACGTCGTTGTAAACGCCATGTTGCGCCAACTTACGAATTAGGCTATCAACCCCCGCATTTGCGATAAGGTGGATATATTCCGGGTAACAATTCGCTCGCATGATTGGGTTAATGTCGCCCAAAATCTCGGTTGCCATTTGGGTTGGCACTTGTACAACGTTCCCGGTCTGCGTGTAATTGAGCAATGTTTTGAACACCTGCGTTTTGTTCGCCTCCAATGCGGCAACGGCTCCTTTATCCAAAGCGTCCGCCAACGCACGGGTTGTTTTCTCCATTTTGCGCATAAAGTCATGGTTGTACGAAATCTCATTGTTTGAGTATGCCGCCGGAACCATTGTAAAACCAATTGCATACGTCGCCCAAACAAGCGTTACCAATGCGGACGTATTTTCGTCATCAGCAATAACGCACGAACGCACGTTGCTAACCTGTACGTTTTCGTCATAATTGATAACGGGAACCTGTACCGTGTTACCGATACTTACTAATGCTCTATCCCTCAAATTGGGACTAATGATTGAGTTGGGGGCGTTGGTTTGCTCAATAAAGAAATCCAATGCGCCGTACTCACACGGGCGGAACATATTACGGTCTAACTCCGGGTTCTCTATCCGCCAATTTTGTACTCTCGTTGCTATTAAACTCATTGTTTAAAAAATTAAATTGTTTATAAATGCGGGTTTACCCTTTACCCGTGTTGTCTTTTACTTTTCCGGTAATGCGGAAATATTGTTGTCTTTCCATGCTTGTTGCATTCCGGCGTCAAATTCAGCCGTTCCGACTTTTAACCCTTGTTGTTCCAACGTCGCCGTAATTGCGTCGTATGCCTCAACCCTCGTTTTTGCGCCGGATATGTCAACGGTAATGTTACCGCCCGCACCGCCTCCACTTGGTGCGCCTGTACCGCCGCCCGCCGCTTGGCGTCCCTTATCCAAAATACCCATTGTTTCCAATTCACGGGTCAAAAGGTCGCCGGGGGTGTACGGGTTCAACTGATTGTTCGGGTTGCGCATGATTGCGCCGTTTTCGTCCTTAAACGCTAACATTTTGCCGCCCTTCCCGTCGTCGATAAATTCGGGGTTCATGCCCTTAATCTTTGCAATCGCTTGGTCTAACAAAACCTTTGTTGCGCTTTCCGGCAACCCTGCCTTAAACTTCAATCCGGCGGTTGCTGTCTGCAATGCCGTTTCAACACGAATGCCGAACACCTCGTTTGTGTGTTTTTTTTCGGCTTCATCGTATTTGCTTTTGAGGTCGTTGTATTGGGTTGTAACGCTTTGCAAATCTGCCTTTGCTTGCTTCAATGCCTTTGCGGTTTCCGCATCCGTTGCACCGTCGGCAATGGCTTTTTCCAAACGTGCCTTTTCTTTGGTTAGGCTGTCAATCTGTGATTGCAGACCATTTGCGCCCTCAACTTTGGTTTTGAACTCGGTTAATACTCGTTTGGCGTAATCAAACGTTTTTTCGGTTCCGTTCTTTGCGATACCGGAAACGGCTAAAATGTCCGCATCCAAACCGCCGTAAATTTCCCCGGTTTTCTTTGCTATTACGCTATTTTCGTCGTTGACTGATAACGTGGTTATCGCTGTCAATTGTTCGTCGGTTAATCCGGCTAATGCCGCATTTGCCCTTAAAACATCAATCGTTAATGCCATAATCTTTCCCTTTGATTATTAAATTAATATTCGGTTACTTTTTGCCCTCGGCTTTGGCGTCCGCCTCGGCTTTCGCTTTGGCATCGGCTTTGGGTTCCTTTGAAGTCGCCACCGGGATAATTCCCGCCGCTTTCAATTCTTCCAAAATCTCCTTTTTCAATGCTGCCTTTTCCTCGGCACGGGCTTTGGCGTCCGCCTCGGCTTTCGCTTTGGCATCGGCTTTGGCTTTTTCCTCGGCGGCTTTGGCTTTTTCTGCCTTTGCCTTTTCGTCCGCCTCGGCTTTCGCTTTCATGTACTCGTTGGGGTCGTGCAATACGGTAATCGTGTAACCCTGTTTTTTCAGATTGTCGGCAATGCTATTTTCATAACCCTTTTTGCCGAACTTCTGAATACGGGGAATTGATAACCGTTTGCCCGTTTCGCTGTCGAATTTCTTAATTTCGATAACGCAATGATACAAATGTTTCTCATTGTCCGGGACAATGTAGTTTTCGGGCGTAACGTCGATAATCGCAACGTCTTTAGTTTTGCCCTCGCTTACTTTCACTCGCATAATCGTTAAATTTACTTGTTATAAAATTTATCTTAGAGTTGAACGGCATATTATACCCAAACTCTAACACGTTCAAATATTCACGTTCAAATCTGCGTACAAAGTTAGCAAAATTCAACTTTATACGCATATCGTTTTCGCTGATAATCTGTTTGTCGTACAAATCCAATACCTCGTTACGGGTCAAATGTCGGTACGGTTCCAATTCCGCCAACGTCAACATACGTTGCAATTGGGTTGGATTGTTCCGGTATTCCGTTTCGATAATTTGGTTTTGTAGTGCGTCTAATTCCGCCTCGCTTGCGCCGCTTTCCTTTGCTACCTTGTAACGTTCCCGTAACTCCGTTGCGTTGGATAAATAAAACTCCGTGCCGTAATTGACTTTTGCAGAAACGAACAAACCGCCATACCTCAAACGGCAAACGGTTTCATCGACGAATTGTTGCGCCGCCTCAAATCCCTTTTTTACCCGGTTTAATACCGTGCTTTGGCTCTCAAAATTCGCCTGTATTTGTTGCTCGTTCAATGCGTCCCGTGTGGTTATTTCCTCGTTGGTTCCAACAACCGACGTAATAATGTCATTCTTTAGGCGGTTTTCTTCCTCAACGTTATAATCCAAACTCCCACGGTCAACGGTTAGCATTTGCACCGGGTTACGCAAATCGGGTTGTTTATCCCCGTCCGGTATTGGTATTTCAACGAACGAACCGACGCCGTTAATACGACTATCCCCGCATTTGGGGCAACGCATCAAAAGCCCGGCGGCGTCCAATCTGTAAAACCCTTGTTTGTCTTTCAAAAACCCACCGTCGCAATAATCGCCATTTTCGCCGTTACTGAAATCGCATGATTGTTCGTAACCGGAATATATCGGATATGCTCCGTATAAATCTAAATGTCGTTTACTGATATGATAAAACAAAAACCAATCCAACGCCTCCAATTGCTTGGTTAGCGGGGATTGCTTAACGTCGGGTTCCGATAAACTCAACGGTTCATTCCAAAAGAAACGGGCGGGACAATAACCGACGTCGTGCGGGTTATCAATCAGCAATTCGCCGATATTGTGGTTTTTGTCCTCTCTGAAAACTCTATAACGTTCGTCGTCAATTACTGCGATACGTTCCCCGTCTTGCCTAAATATGATATAATCCATTACCCCCGTCGTCGGGTTGGCTCTGTAATCAATCACGGATGCAATAGGCAACCAATAGAAATACGGTTGCGGGTATTTGTCGGCGGGGTTTTGTTCGCTCGGCATATCGACAATAAGAACGCTATTTATTTCGGTTTGGAAAAACTCCCATCCTTTTGTACTCCAAATTTCCGGTTCGTGTAATACGTCTTGGCGGTAATACTCCCAATCGTCCCTTTGTTCCGGGTTTTGGAACTGATAATTGAACGCCGGGTTACGACCGTCAAAAATCCGGCTCAACTTATCAAAACAAACGCCCGTTACCTCGTTTGTTTTAACGGGGTAACGGAACAATGTTTTGAACATCTTAAATTTGTCATGCGGCAATAGGTTAGAAACAAATGCCATAAAATCCGTAATCGGTTGGCAAATGTCAAACGACGTAATACGGGTGCGGGCGTGAAAATTAATGCGTTGTTGATGATAAACGGCTTTGTTTATCGTCTTACGCTTTTTCGGCTCCGTTATCCGTTTTTTTATTTCGTTTATACTCAATCCCATTGTCGTTGGTAAATTTAAAATCGCTGTCTTTAGGTAACTGCCAACCGCCGTTGTTTGGCATCCTCAACAACCTTTCGGCGTGCTTAATCTCCAATTCCTCGGTTAAACCATGCGGCGGACAAACTAATTTAACCTTTGTAACCTTTGCCGCCATATCGTCAACCGTTTGCGGGTTTCAAATCGGTTAGCGGGTTGAAATCCGGGGTTACAATTGTGAGGTCGTCCGAATAGTTCGGTAAAAACGCCCATTGTATTGCGTTGCTGTCCGGGGCTTCCAATCCGCCATGCGTTTTGTCGCCAATGAACAAAGAACGAATTGGAATAGGATAATACGTTGTCGGGGTCGTTTCGTCTTGAATAGCTTCAATACTTCCGTTTTCATCAAACAGATAGACGCCCAAATTGTCCGCCCAACTTTCGCATTGCAATTCTTTCATTGCCTTAATTACTGATTGGGGGATTTTACGCATTACGCCCGTGAACGGGTTCGGTTCACGCCCTATAATTTCCTCAACGCCTCCCAATGTTTCGTTACCGCCGCCAAAGGTTCGGGCGGCTCCGGCTTCGTTGGTCGGGGCTTGGATATACGGGGAAACAACAATTTTTGTGCTATTAGCCGCCGACAATAACGGCGTCCATGATGCAAGCAAAGTAATTGCCTTTTCCGTGGTAAAACTGTTTTTGCTTCCATCGTCTTTGGTTAGACGTTGAAACGCTACCTTTTGGATTTGCCCGAAACTTTCGGCGCATTTTACGGCGGGAATATCGGGCAATGAAGCCGCCGCCGGACACTTACAAGTAATCATACTCTTTAAATTTTAACGTTAAAAATTACATTTGTTACCTCGTTGGGCTGTCCCTTTGCCCTCTGTATTACTTCTACGTTGCAAAGTTATAAACTTTTTCCGTTATAAACTTGCATATCTCAATTAAATTGTTAGTTACGACGTTTAACGCCCCGGTTTGCGTGTGCGTATGGTTGTAT